GTAATTAAACTTAGTCTCATCCCTAAAGAGATGATCTTCATATGTGTTAGAGGGGGTTAGTTTGTCAAAGTGTTTATATATATACCCTTTTTTAGCTAAGGGATATATAAAGCGGTTCTTAGTATTGTTCTTATTCATCTCTAAATCTTTAGATGCAAAATCTATGGTAAAGAACTGAAGGTCATACCCCCACAGCAAGAACTCTACCTCACTAAAGGATAGCTCAGTAGTTTTATTTATCCTCTTCTTAACTTGTTTTATCCGCTTAAGGTTATTTCTTAATATATATTTCTTATCTTGCAGTGCGAAGTCTCTGAAAAGACGCGTTTTTGGAACTCTACTTTTAGGCATTGAAATGAATTTATTACGTAAAGATATGGAAGAACAGGCATTTTTCTTAGAGATTCAACGTTTATCTATGGAGATGGATGAAATTATATACAAGCATGGGATGCAGGATAGGGTAGTTTCGATAATGGTGACGGGGCTTACAGATGAGGATTTTATGGGGAACTCAAGGTTGCAGGCTATATACAGCTACAGCTTACAGTCGAGAGAGGAATTAGACAGTATATTAGACTTTATAAATAACACCTGGGATGATAGTGATACAAAAAGTAACACAGGGTATGACGGTATAGATGACCTACTAGACGGAACAGGAATAGAATTAGAATAAAATGGAAGGACTTATTAGAAAAATTGTGGTCGGGAGAGACCCTAAAGACGGTATGGCTTACTATATTGGGATGAGAGCAGGAGCAGGAAAAGTAAGCACAATAGTGCAGGATGATCGCCACCTGTCTAAATATGGGAAGAATAGATATCTTGTATATATGCAAGACGAAGAGGGTACCCAGACGTTGTGGAAAGCCATAGACGGGATGCCCTGTATGCTAGAGTTTAATTGTAACTTTTAGATTATGAGTGAAAGTAAAGGATTAGGTGATACCGTTGAGAAGATAGCTCGACGCACAAAAATGAAAAACTTAGTAGAGTTTTATAAAAGATACCACGCATCAAAGGGGGTGAAAAAAGACTGCGGGTGTAAAAAGCGACAAGATAAATTAAATACAATGTTCCCATATAAATCAAATAAAAATGAAGACATTTAATCTATTCGTCGTTAAATTAGAAAACAGGCTTAAAGATACTATTACCTCAGAGAGTGGGTTTGAGTTGTACCTAGACGCTAAGTTTGACGATTTTAATAACAGAACGACAGAAGGCCCCGTAGTATGTGTACCTTTTAAATACGACACAGGTGTAGAGGTGGGGGATACATTATACTTCCATCACCTAGTAGTCCTGGGTGGGGACAACAACGGGCAGATATTTACCGAGGAAGACAACACATATATAGTAAACTACGATCCTGACCACGCAATTTCTAATCAGGCCATAGCATATAAGAGCCAGAAGGACGGGAAGATACGGTGCTTAACGGGATGGTGTTTATTGAAATCAGTGGAGCAGGAGGAACTGACTCTTCAGTCTGACCTCATAGAGATAGTAGATCTAACAGAAAAACTCCCAACCAAAGCAGAGGTAGTATATACATGCAAAGAAGCCGATGAGATAGGTGTTCTGCCTGGAGATGTAGTGGGGTTTAAACAAAATAGAGATTATCGTATAACTATAGACGGGGAGGAATACTACCGCACCCGTGCAGAAGATTTAATGTATGTCGAAATATAAATTTACTACAATAAGCGCCTCCCAAAGACTTATGCAGAGTATGGAGGTAGCTATAGATAATATGATTGAAGAGATTAAAAAACCTGTAGACCCTGAGATAAATGGGAGTGCACGTAAAGCAGAGCTTCAGTCTATAAAACAAACCGCTACGGATTGTAAAGAGCTAATTGTTGAGAGACAAAGGTTATCTCAGATGGTTAAAGATCTAAAGGACAGTGGGGAGATAAGCGGTGCACGGGATTATTCTGGTGGGTTTGCTGAAAGATTCTCAAAATGAAAAGGTGCTGCAACTGTAAGAAACTAAAAGAGGAGGATGAGTTTTATCTTCATGGCTGCGGCGTAAAAAGATGGAACGATTGTAGGGAGTGTGTATCTATAAAAACTGCCGTAAGGAAAAAAAAGATATATGCTTGGGTAGATAACTATAAATCTGCTATGGGGTGTGAAGTGTGTGGGGAGACAGATAAGAGGTGTTTACAACTCCACCATCGAAAGTCTTCTAATAAAAAGAAAAGCGTAGCCACCCTTATAGGTAAAGGGTACATATTTAAAACGGTTAAGGCTGAGGTAGGGAAATGTGAGGTGTTGTGTGCTAATTGCCATTCTATACACCACTATGATGATCGCAGGTCGGGTAGCTGGGGTGCGGGGCAGTATGACTATGAAGCTCCAGAGGAAGAGAGCGCACCTATGGCTGAACAACTAAAACTTTTCCTTAACTTTGTGGAGGAATGAAATTAGCAAAAAGAAATTATAAAAAAGAGTATAGCAAGTTTCAGTCTTCGCGCGAACAGAAAAAAAACCGCGCACTCAGAAATAGAAACAGAAGAAGGCTCACAAGAAAAGGGTTGGTAAGGAAAGGTGACGGGATGGATATACACCATAAAGGAAATAGGGTGAAAGTTATGAAAGCCTCTAAAAACCGAGGTATAGCAGAGAAATCAAGATTACGCGGCTCAAAGCGTAAAAAAATTAAATAAAATGTCAAAGTATATATGCAACTGCTTAGATCACGAAGAAGAGATCAGCAAAGTAACTATGTCGGTAAAAGATGGTAAAGTGGTAAGCTCCGCTCAATGTCCGTGTGGTCAACCTATGGAGCCCGCCACGCCTAAAACTGGATTTCCCTCCCTGGGGAGAATGAATAGCAATGGTAGTAGCTACTAATGTCCGTACTATTAGACGTTAAGGAATATGATACTCCCGCGATTAAAATTTGCCCCAATGGTACGGAAGGTGAAATTATTGAACTCGGTAGTCTACTCATTTGTCTTCCAAAAAGGCCGCCTAAGAAAGAAATTTTCGGATATAAAAAATCAAACGCTCTGCAAGTGTGGGAGAGGGTACCTCTGCCGAAGGAACTGTCTCGTATTAGTTCTATGGATGAGTGGGAAGAAATGCCGAGAGAGTTCCGAGCGAGGTTTCGTCCGTATATCGAAGAAGAATTTAGGCGTAGGCGTGAGGGTTTTTGGTTTTATAACGACGGTGAACCTATATATATTACGGGGCGGCATTACATGATGCTCCAATGGACGAAGCTAGATATTGGACACCCTTACTTTTTAAACTTTCAACGTGAGATATTTTTACACATGGTTGCTTGCGAGACTGATCCTCGTTGTATTGGTCAGCTTTATACTAAGTGCCGTCGTTCTGGTTACACCAATATATGCTCTGCTGTACTTGTGGATGAAGCTACGCAAGTTAAAGATAAGCTTATGGGGATACAGTCGAAGACGGGAAAGGACGCGCAGGAAAACATATTTATGAAGAAGGTGGTTTATATGTTTAGAAACTACCCTTTCTTCTTTAAACCCATACAGGACGGTACCACCAACCCACGTATGGAGCTGGCTTTTAGGGAGCCATCAAAAAGAATAACCAAAAAGAATAAAACCTCCCAGACTGGAGAGGCTTTGAATACGGTTATAAACTGGAAAAATACAACTAACAATGCATATGACGGGGAGAAGTTACACCTGTTGTATCTAGACGAAGCAGGAAAATGGGAAAGACCTACAGATATAAAGGACGCATGGAGGATTCAGAGGACGTGTTTGATCGTCGGAAGAAAAATCGTGGGGAAGGCTCTGGTCGGAAGCACGGTAAATCCAATGGACAAAGGCGGGAAACAGTACAAGGATCTATGGAAGGATTCAAACCCTTTAGAAAGAAACGCAAACGGTAGAACGGTAAGCGGATTGTATAGGTTGTTTATTCCAGCCCAGGACTCCCTAGAGGGTTTTTTTGATATATATGGCAAACCTATTACAAGCGATCCAGAGAATGTAGTGGAAGGAATAGACGGGGAGAGTATCTCTATTGGGTCTAAGACTTATCTAAAGAATGAAAGAGCATCCCTAAAGCACGACCCTTCGGAGCTGAACGAGGTTACGAGGCAGTTCCCTTTTACGGAGGACGAAGCTTTTAGAGATAGTATTGAGGGTAGCTTGTTTAACATAGGTAAGATATATCAACAGATAGAATATAACGATGAGCTTTTCCCAAATCCCGTAGTTAGAGGTAACTTTATATGGAAAGAGAAAGATAAAGAGGCTGTTTTTAGTGCCGATGTAAACGGGAGGTTCAGGGTTAGCTGGCTACCACCAAACGAACAGCGCAACGTAATAAAAACAGATAGAGGTAAAAAGGTTGCACCGTTTGCAGACAGAGGATGTGGGGGAGTTGACTCCTATGACCTTGATGCTACACTAGACGGAAGAGGATCTAAAGGGGCTCTTCACCTGTATAACAAATTTCATATAGATAACCCCTCAAATATGTTTGTTGTGGAGTATGCTTCGCGCCCAGATCTGGCTAAGATATTTTACGAAGACGTCTTGATGGCATCCTTTTTTTATGGGTACCCACTCTTAGTGGAGAACAATAAGTATGGTATAGTAAGATACTTTGAGTCAAGGGGTTATGATGGTTACTTAATGGACCGACCAGAACACCTCAAAGGGGCCTCTTCTACCGCAAACGTAAAGACCAAAGGTATACCCTCAAACTCTCAGGATGTGATACAAGCACACGCCCACGCTATAGAAGCTTACGTGCATGACCATGTAGGGATTAACTACGATTCTGGAGAGATGGGGAACATGTATCTTAACGATACAATGGAAGATTGGATAGGATTTAAAATAGATAAAAGAACAAAATTTGACTTAACGATTAGCTCAGGATTAGCCCTTTTAGCAGCACAAAAAGCTAAGCCTAAACCTAGAACAGACTTCACTGAACAGAAGTTCTTTAGGAGATATGATGTAATCGGATGATTCACTATATTTGCATAATATGTATGGACACGACGACGTAAATAAAAAAAATGGATTCCCCGATCCATTAGCAGATCAACAAACAAAAGAGTCCACTTCATATGGACTTCAATACGCTAAAGCTATTCATTCCCAGTGGGGGAAGATGAATGAGCCTTCATCGTTGTTTGGTAAAAGGAATAAGATATTTGAGAGAAATAGGGATTATGCCAACGGCACCCAGGACACAAGTATATATAAGCAGCTGCTTAATTCCCTCTCCCCAAACAAAGGGGACGGTAGTCTTCTAAACCTAGACTACACACCTGTACCTATTCTACCTAAGTTTGTTAAGGTGGTGGTAAATAAGATACTTTCCAGAGACCCATACCCAAATTTAGAATCTGTAGACCCTTTGTCTTCGTCTGAGAAAAACAAGAAAAAGGAAAAGATTAAAATGCAAGTAGAGGCCAGGGAACTGCTTCAGTCTTTAAAGGAAAAAACTGGGGTTGTTTTAGATATGGACCCTGAGGAGATACCCTCTACGTTAGAGGAGGCGGAGATATTTATGGATACAAACATAAAAACTGATGCAGAGATAGCTGC